TAAGAAGGCTTCTATGAAAGTCCATACAGCTCTCTCTAACATATCTTTTAGTTCTTCATTCATCTTATAACTCCAGGCTTCGTTCCAAGGAGTCCACCCTACATCCATCTTGAATGTACCATCTTGGTTTCTTTTTCTTTTGAATCGTTCAAACATTATGTAATAAGTCTACCTTTTAGCATTGCATTTGTTTTGATAACATTTCCATTTATCTCTTGAAGTTTTTCATATACGCTATCAGCTAGTATCATATGGTCTTTAGCTTTGTTATCTGCACCACTAAGGTTTATCTTTGTATATTCTATGGTGACATCATCACCTTTAAGTATTGCACCAGACACTTTAGGATATAGTTTCTTGTACGCATCTGCACTTGAGCCGACCATACCATTAAAGTTTACATCTAAGTCCTGTTGAGAATTTCCTAAAATGAGACACCCACTGGTATGCTCATCGTTGTTACCTTGGTGGATTAATATAAATTGGAACCCTGGTACATCTTGTAACCATAACATACCTCTATGAAAGGTAGGATATTTCTTGGTGTAACGAGAGTTAAATCCACCAACTGTTCTAAGTTTAAGTTTGTATGTGCCTTCCGGTATGCAGGTTTCGTGCATTACTTTGACTGCTTGGTACTGGTCCTCTAAAGTATAACACTCAAACTTACCATCAATAAACAGCATCCCATTAGTTGCATCCTTACCAAATTGTGTCCTGACTACTTGTAATTTCATACCTTTATCTTAGTGGCTATGGTTGTTAGCTTCAAGGTATGCCAGTCTAGTTTTTAAATCGTTAAGTTCCCACATATTATTGTTAACAGTTTGTACTTGTGTTTCTACCCTAGTCAACGAATCATTAAGGTCTTGGTACTCCCACTTTTCTAGTAAGTAATATCTATCTAAATCAAACCCACCATCTCTAACTGTTTGCTCTAAGTTATATAAGTTAGCTTGTAAGGTAGCCATCTCTTCATTGAACCTACCGACATTCTGTGCAGCCATCTCTAATGATTGTATCTTCTCATACAGTACAGCTATATCATTCTGTACATAAGTGCTATCTTTAAGGGTTACAAATTCATACTCAATATTATTCATCCTGTCATCAATTCCTGTAAGAGTTATAAGTACAGCGTTAAGAGATTGAATACCTGCACCAACAGAGGACATAAGAGCTATACCTGTTACGACTAGACCAAGATTATCTTTAAGTTTTTTAAACATTACTTACCTATCGGACAAGTGTTGCACATACCAGTACATAAACCACAAATCATTTAGCCACCTATCTTCCAGATTATCTCTGTAATCTCTGAATCAATATTTTGTATGATGTTCAATACATCACTAAGTTTGCTGTTTGAATTTATAACTTCTACTTGTAAGGCAGTAACTTCTTGTTGTAGATCATTAACTGTTTTAAATAACCAACCTACAAGTGCAGCTAAACCACCTTGTAATACTTGACTTAAATTTACTTGTGCTTTCATATATCCCTACATACTTAGGCTACCAACAATTAATATAACTGTGGCAACTAATCCTAATACTTTATAAAATTCTGATTTATCTAACTTCTCATCTAGCTTCTTATCTATGTCATCTAACTTATCAAATATCATTTGATTCAGTTCTTTCTGTGTAAAGCCATTGGAAGTTGTCATTATGGAAGGTCATCCTGTGTAAGGAAATCCCATTCATCTTGGTATGAAATACGATTATCCCAATCGTAATCGCTTATTCTTTTAATAAATCCGAGAGCTTCTTTTAAAAAATAACCTAAAAGAAAACCAATTAAATAATCCATACTATGGATTTTATCATAGAATTTTTAATTAAGGTTTAGCTAAAAGTAAAACTACCTGTTCCAGAATTAACACTTGTGTGTTTGTAATCCCCAATAGTTGTAGTTGCTACAACTATACTAGTTTCATTTATTGTATATTCTTTTGGATATTTGAGAACAATTATTCCAGAACCTCCAGCTGCACCAGAACCATTTTGATGTCCACCCATACCACCTTGACCTGTATTATCTGCTCCAGGTGAAGCATTACCACTGTCTTGCCCTCTACCTATACCACCACTTGCATAAATAACAGCAGAACCTGTCATTGATGAACTAGAACCAACACCACCAGAATAACCATTTCCACCAGCACTTCCTTTACCACCTCCGTGACCACCTCTATAAGGTGGACTACCAGAACTAGAACCACCAGAATTACCTTGACCAGATGTTCCAGAACCACCACCAGCACTTACACCTCCTTGAAATCCACCACCTCCACCACCAGAACCACCAGAACCACCTGTTTTTGCTGGGCGACCACCAGCACCATAACCTCCACCATTAGCAGTTATGTCTGTTATATCAGAACCTGTAAGAGAAGTGTTAGTTCCTACACCTCCGTGTGTACCATTACCAGCATCTCCACCTGTATAAATACCATTACTTCCACCACCACCTATTGATACAGAATATGTAGTACCTGTAGAAAATATTTGACCTGTTGTATCTTCAAGCATACCACCAGCACCACCTCCACCACCAGCTCCTCCACCACCACCACCTGCACCAGCAATGACTAAGGTTTCAACTAATAAATCGGGTAAAGCAGCTCCAGAAAATCCAAATCTTGTTGCACCTAATGGCATTTGAACTCCTAACTAAAGTCTAATAATGAATTGATTAAGGGTGTTGAAGCATCAAAGAATAAGAACGATACTAAGTCTATGTCTGCTGCACCTGTACTAAGTGTAAGACCAGCAGCTCCTGGAGTTAGTCCTGTAACATTACCACCACCATTAATTGTAATGGCGTTAATAGCCATAGTCCTGCTACCTGTTCCATCTTGTGTTACTTTTAATGTAAATGAAGAAGTACCATCTGTTGGTACATTTGTAAAATCTATGTCTGTTACATTGTGTGCAAGTGTTACTGAACCTGTGTTTCCATTTGCTAAATCTATTGTGAGTGTTGTACCAGAAGTAACTGCTACATCTTTTTCAACATAGTCTGTTAAGATTGCTCCGACTACTTCACCATCTTTTAATGTAACACTATCTATTGCAACGCCATTAGCAGAAGTCTTTTCTGATATTGTATCTACTTTAATTTCGCTAGACATTTGCGAGTTCCCAACCTTGAGTGTTATCACCCTGGTATGCGTTCTCATTCCATATATATTGGTTACCATCATCTGGTCCAGCTATAGGTGCTTCCCATACCCAGTTAGAATTAAGTATCCAACTTTCATAAGGTTTAGGTGCTATGAATACATCTTGATCTGGATCATAAGTATATCCTATACCTGCATAGTTACCTCTAAAAGGAGTTCCCTCTCCACTGTGTGCATTAGCACTAGTGTTATAGGAAGTTCTTTTACAAGTCTGTCCTCTAAAATCTCCATACCACGCTTCCCAGTCAGCAAAGCCATCTGGTAAAGTTTCTGTATTGTCCTCATTGATACCAACAATGACTTCTGTCACTATGTTGTTATCGTTTATAAATGCGTAATGTGCCATAATTTTCTCTCTCCTATTATATCAGCTAAAACTGATTGTACCTGTGTTAATTCTTTTCATTATGCCCAACTTACTGACCCTGTTCCTGCTGTAATTATCAATACAGTATCTTCCTCAATACTATCTGTGGTAGCTGTTAAGCCAGTTGTTGATGCTGTATATGTATTTGGGTATCTTAGTATTACTACACCACTACCACCAGCAGAACCTGCTTGACTATTTAATCTAGCTCCTCCACCACCTCCACCTGTGTTAGCTGTGCCTGTATTATCACTTAAATTTTTTCCATTACCACCACCACCAAGTCCACCAGCAGCACCATTCCTCTCTCTTTCATCAGCACCACCACCTCCACCACCAGAAAAATAAACATTTCCACTATCGACTTCTCCAACAGAACGAGATGTTGCAATAGCACTTGTAATTATTGTTGTTGTTAAACCATCTCCACCTACTTGCAATCCATTACCAGCACTACCATCAGCTCCTACTTCTGATGCTCCACCACCACCACCACCTACAGAACCATTGTTATTAAAACGACCATTACCACCATTAAAACCTTCTCCAGCATTTCCAGAACCAGGGCTACCCTGTGTGTTTCCAGCATCTCCACCTGCTTCTCCACCTCCAGAGCCACCATTTCTTCCAGACCTTTGTGTTGCATTAGAAACACCACCACCTGCACCACCACCACCACCACCATCAGAAGTATATAAATGAAAAATACTATTGCTACCATCACTACCTCTTGCTTCATTAGTTGCACCACCACTTCCACTAGCACCTACAGTTACTGAATAATTAGTGCTAGTTTGTAAAAGAAAACCTGTGTTAGTATCACTACTATTATTATCTAAACTTGTTTTAAGTCCACCAGCACCACCACCACCAGACCTATCAAATCCACTACCACCACCACCTGCTACAATTAGAAAATCAACAGTCAAACTAGGTGCTGGAGCAAAATTTGTCCAAGCAGAGCCATTATAAAATTGTGGTTTACTGTCAGTTGTATTGTAAATCATATCACCAGCAACAGAAGTTAAAGCATTTCTAGCAGTTGTAGTGTATGACTTTAATCCAAGTGCATTATCTATTGCTACATTGTTCTGGTCATTTGTTGAAATCTTATTTGTTTTTAATTCACTCATCAGCTAAATGTCACTGTTCCTGTTCCTTGTGTAAATACTATATAACTATCTGAACCATCTGTTTGTACACCACCATCTGTTAAACCTGTTCTTGTTGCACCAATAGTTGCATCTGCTGTAGCCCATCTTAAAACTACTTCTCCAGAGCCACCATTACCTCCTGTATATGCAGTTTGTCCATTAAGAGAAGCAGCTCCACCTCCACCAGAACCTGTGTTATCTGTAGCATTACCTGGAGCATTAGCTGCACCTGCTGCACCATTTGAAGCACCAGCTCCACCACCAGAACCTTGACCAGTTCCACCTGCTCCACCTCCACCACCACAATAATCTTTTGATGCGTTAGTAATTGTTATTGCTATTTTAGTTCCACCAGTACCACCAGTACCAGAGCTACCATTAGAACCAGCAGAAGCTGCACCACCACCACCTCCACCATATCCCGAATTATTATTTGGAAAAGAACCATTACCACCAGCGAAACCTTGATTTGTTGTACCAGAGCCACCAGTACTTTTACCACCACCACCACCAGAAGCACCATCAAGCAGATTACCATTTCTATCTCTACTTCCACCATTACCACCACCTACAGCTAAAATACCTGCAAATTCAGTATTGTTACCCTTTGCACCTGTATTTACACCTGAACCAGATGTACCACCACCACCTACAGAAACTCTATATGTTGTAGTACCATCTTTTTTAATAGCTAAGTAAGGGTTTAAACTTCCACCACCTGCTGCTGTAGCAGTAGGTAAGTTTGTTAAAAAACCACCAGCTCCTCCACCACCAGCGTAATGATAGTATGGTCCAGTACCACTACCAGAACCTCCACCACCAACTACTAAATAGTTAATTGTAAAAACTGGTAATCCACCTAAATCTTCCCAAGATGAACCATTATAATATTGAACTTTATTGTCATCAGAGTTGTATATTGTGTCACCAGCAACTGATGTAAGTGCATCTCTAGCACTTGTGCTGTATGACTTTAAATTTAAACTATCATCAACTGATACATTGTCACCAGAGTATTTACCTATAGCGTTAGTTTCTAGTGTTGACATTATAAATCACTCCAAGCACTACTACTACGAAATCTCACTTTGTTACTTGTTGTATTGTAATATATATCTCCTGCTGAACTTACATTAGCAGCAGGGTCAGAGGATAAATTCTTTAAATTTAAAGCACACTGCATAGCAACATTGTTAGTTGAGCTTGTGCTTATTGTGTTTACTTTGACAGTTACCATTAGATAACTACCAGTGTACCATTATTCGTTACTGTGCCTGTGATTGTGATTGGTCCAGCCATAACTGAACCTGTGTTAGCTGCGACTGTGTAAGTAGCTGCTTGTGTTTGGTGATGTGTAAATATTCCACCTGCTGTTGTTAATGCTATACCACCAGCATTCCAAGTAGCCATATCTGTATTGTTTAAGTCATAGTCAATACCATTAGTTAAACCATCTGTAAGTGTAAAGTCTGCATTTCCAACGATAAGTGCGTTAGCAGAACCAGAAGCTATCTGTGATGGATTAACTTTATAAACTGTGTTGTTAGTTACATCTTCTAAGATTAAGAAATCATTAGCTGTATCTACTGTAATACTTGTACCATCAGTTAAGTTAGATGGATCTACTGTAAGGTTAACATCTCCTGATGTTGCACCACCAGCTAAACCAGAGTTGGCTGCTGTGTTTACAGCAGAAATATCTCCATCAGCTGAACCATTTACCCAGGCAGAACCATTGTATTTAAGTACTTGTCCACTGGATAGTGTGCCTATTGTTACATCATCTAGGTTTCCTAAATCTATTGCTATGTTTGCTGAACCATTAAAGGATTGACCAGCTATAGTTCTTGCAGTTTGTAGAGTTGTTGCAGTAGTAGCGTTACCAGTTAAAGCTCCTACAAATGCAGTAGAAGTAACTGATGATAAACCTGTAATTGTTGTGTCTAAGTTAACAGTGACTACACCACTGGTGCCACCACCATTTAAGTTAGTACCTGCTGCAACTTCTGTAATATCACCTAAGCTAACTATGTCAGAGATAAGAGCTTTTTTAGTACTGTTATCTGTCACATCTTGGATAATGATAAAGTCGCTTGTTACTGCTGTAGTTGAAGATAAGTTGTTTGCATCTAAGGTTAAGTCAATAGCACCTTGTGTTCCTCCTCCAGCTAAACCAGAGTCAGAGCCTGTAACAATAGCTGTGATGTCACCTTCTGCAATGATGTCACCGATAAGAGCTTTCTTTGTAGAGCCATCTGTTACATCTTCTATAGCTACATAATCAGCTGCTACTGCTGTTGCTACTGTGAGTTCGCTAATATCTAAACTTAATGTGTGTGCAATACCTTCACCAGTTGTTGCACCTGTGCTATCAATACCATATCCACCAGTTACAGTTGCTACATAGTTTCCTGTAGTATCTGTTCCTAGTGCAACGCTATTAGGTTGTATAGTTGTGGATAGACTTACATTGCCTGATCCATCAAAGCTAACTGCTGAAGCTGCAACATCTCCTGTTAGAGAGAAATCTCTAGCTGTAGCGAGAGCTGTAGCTGTACTAGCATTACCTGTTAATGCACCCTCAACATTGACTGTTATGGAGCTAGGTAATCCTATTGTAAATGTTTGTCCTGTTAATCCTACAGTTGCTTCATTAGCTGTACCTTGTATAGTTAATGTTTGACTATCTAAGTCAACAGCACTTGTAGTAGAACCATCTGTTATATCTAAATCTTGTGCAGTTACATTGCTATCTACATAAGCCTTAATAGACTGTTGTGTGGCAAGATGAGTAGCAGAGTCTGAAGCCATATTATCTTCATCTTTGATAGCTGTACCAGTAGCACTCGTATTAAGTACTGGACTTGTTAATGTTTTATTTGTTAAAGTTTGTGAGCCTGTAAGCGTTGCAACTGTGCTATCTATTCCAAAAGATATTTTGTTTGTACTAGCAGTTGTAGCTATACCTGTGCCACCTTCTAAATCTAATGTATCTGTATCTAAATCTATAGCTATTGGTCCACCAGTATCTGCTGTAAGGTCTAAGTCACTTGCACCTAATTGTGTATCTACATACGCTTTGATAGATTGCTGTGTTGCTATATGTGTTGCAGAGTTAGATGACATATTGTCCTCATCTTTAACTGCATTACCTGCAACTATCTGTGTTCCAGCTTCGTTAAAGTTTGCATCTACTCTGTCGTTAATGTCCTCTATGTGTTGTTGTAAAGGAGCCATTCGTACAACAGTTCCTGATGAATGTGATAATCCTGAACTAGCTGCTGAACCTGGTAAATACCTATTTGGTACAGAGGTTGTTAATTGTTTTGTACCTGTGTTGACAGCAGTAACTAATACTACTTCTCGGTTAGTTGCACTATCAGGGTTTATAACAATATAGAAAGGTGCAGAAAGAGTTGTAGGGTAACTATCAACTACAGCATTAACATTAAATGTTGTATCTGATGAACCCATAGTTGAAGTAAGGGTTGTTTCAAAAGCGTTAAATAGCTTTGTTTCTTGTGCTGTCATTCTATCCTAATCTCTTTACACCTAGTAATCCTATGGCTAATCCTTCACCACTAGATGAAGTTGCAATAACCTTACTACCTCTAAATCTTACTAGACAATATTGTGTTACCGACCCTCTTGGAGAAATTTCTTCAATAGGACTACTAACATTTTCTATTATACCTCGTAATAAAGTATCTGGTCTGAATATCTCTAATTGAACATTCTGTCCTTCTTTATTTCTTAGTGCCTGATAGATTAAATCGCCTTGTCCATTGACTCTTAGTGCTTTCCTAAATGGTCTTTCTACCTGATCAGATATATTTATAGGCATATCTACAACCAAGTCATTGACCAACTGGAAACCTCTAACAGCAAACGATAATAACTCTGGTGATTGTGATGTATCACTTGTAGTTATAGTAAGTTTTGCAGACATCCATCTACCTTGTACTAACTCTAAAACTTCTTCTTCTCCACCTGTACCAGAGGCAACAGATATTTGTGGTTCCCAAGTACTAGATGCAGAGTTGTTTATGTCATTAGGAATAGTTGTTGTTGCTAACTCTATAGTTCCTGAACTAACACCATTTGTATTTAGCTTTGCTCCTACCCATTGTTTCTTTTCAGATGTATAGAAGTCAGCTAAAGCAGAGATGATATAACCTGTACTTACAAAAGTATCTGTCTGTTTATACACACCAACACCACTGATAAGTATGATAAATTTACCTCCAGTTGTACCAGTCTGTGTAATACCTGTAACTTTTGCATTAGCATCAGAGCTATGTGTCACACTTAAATCTCTAGCTATACCAGCAGTAGGTAAGTAATATCTCCACAAGTTTGTTTCAGTTGCTGATTCGTGTATGCCCATATAGACACTATCTCTAGTAACAAACATACTATGTGGACTTTGGTCAACACCATTATCCCATTCTTTTATTAACTGTCTGTTAGCTAAGACATACAAGTTATCTGCAACAGTTAATTCTGCTGTATAAAATCTACCTGTGTTAGATTGATAACCTTTTGTACCGATATAAACAATACCTTCTGTTGCTGCAAGTGAATGGATCTCTTCAAAAGGTAACTGTGTTTGTCCTTTAAGACTCCAAGTACCTCCATCAATCTTTAGAGAATAGACATTACTATCTGTGTTACCTGCAATAACTACTGCACCTGCATCAACAACACTTGTGAATTGATGTGTTGGTTCTGTTGTAACTAAAGCATCTGTTGTTTCAAAGTCACCAGAAAAGTTAGCTGTGAATGGACTTGATTGCCATAAAAACTCTGCTGTTGTGGACTTACCACTAACGAATAATGTACCTTTAGCAAACCAGATCCCTGTAAATGCACCAGTAAATACTGAACCTAAGTTTTCTGTAGTGAATGTTGTAGCAGATAAGTCATAAGATATAAGTTGTTTGTTTGATCCACCATCTCCTGTGACTATAAATAAATCATTACCGAATGCGACTATACCTTGTATTGCATAGCTAACACCAGTACTTGTCATAGCAGTCCAAGTGCCACCCTCATTAATAGATTGATATATGCTTGTACCATCTGTGATATACATATAACCATTAGTTGTTTGTGCTAAGTAGTTATTCTCTGATGATAAAGTTAAAGTCTTTTGTTCTACATCTTTCAGTAATCTAACACTGTAAGAGTTATCTTGTTCTGCGTGAAAGACATCAATACCTTTGCTATCCCAAAATCTAGAGAAATCATTAGGTGTACCTTCTCTTCTATGTGCTTTATCTAAGCCTTCACCACCAGTAAAGTTTGTTCTTGAATAAATCTGACCAAACTCCTGTTGGAAATCCTCTGGTGTTTCTGATGTTTGTATAGCTTGTGCCTGTAGTGGAGCAGTGTTTATGTTCATCTGCCTACCAGGACCTACAGCAAATCGTAAGAATAAATCATCTAAGTTAGCTTCAAATCCTTGTGCTTGTGGTTGTGCTGTGTTGCTAGGTGATGGTAATACTGCCATACGAACCTAGTAGTTAATGTTCATTATCGCTACTGGCTGTGCATACAGAGAGCGTAGATTACCTCTTGCTTCATCAATCAACAATGACCTTAGTCGTAGTAATGCGTTTCTTAATCTTTCTCCTGATCCGACAGGATAGTTTTCAGCAGCTAGTTTTTCTGTAATAAATTCTTGTGTTGTTGCATCTATATCAGTTGCACCTATGATGTCAGCTACTGCTCCGACCATTACAATCTGATGATATGTCTGGTCATCTAGTAAACAGAAAGTAGCTAAGTCCACTGTTTCATCAGTAGGTCTAACAAATCTTCTTTTAACTACAAGGTGTACTGTCTTACCTGTTGCAGTGTTATAAAACTGTACTGCTGCGTTTGTACTTGATGGTGGGAAATCTCTTAGTAATTCTATACCTGCTGATGTGTACTGACTACCTGATGCAGACTGTACATAGGAGTTAAGAACTTCTACTGTTGATGCTGGTACTTCTGCGTATGTTGCATTAGAAGTTACATCTGCTGTCGTTACATTCCATAGCGTTGGATATAGTCTTTCTATGTTATCTGATGTTGCATCAAATACAGACTTACGAGGGAATGTTGGGTTAATAAATATATTATCTTTGTCAGCGTGTGTAGCAGCTGTTGTACCAGAGTAACCTCTTGATACTGACAACACTCTTGTTGAAGTGTTTGCACTGGTAACTAACATAAGCTCTAGTCCAACCTCTACGATTGCACCATTGCCTAAAAGGTTTTCTTCCTCTACACTAAACAATCCATCTTCATAAGAAAGTGTGTTTTGTGAGTTAGTCATAGCACCATCTAACCTAGAAAAAGCTGATAAGTCATCAGGTTTATTTAAGTAATCTCTATAAATTCTATCTACGAGTGTGCTTACTGCTGCCATATATCTCCATATTACTAGAGGGAGAAGTATTTATCTCCCTCTAATAAATATACTATCTATCTTTTTATTAGGCTACAGATAGGTTTGTTATCTTTGCGTGGAACTGTTCTGGACCATATTCTAATCCAATTTCTCCATACACTTGGTACTTATAAGCTGCACCAGTTTGAGCTAATGGCTCAACAAAGAAGTGTCCTTTTCCTGGAATGTCCAAGAAAACTGGCTTCATAAACGCAAGATCAGCAATGAGAACATCATCAGCTGGTATGTGTCGTTCAAAAACGATACCTACTTGACCGAAGTCTGTTTCTATTGTTGTGATATTAACGCCACCGATATTTCTATCTCTTGGTGCTAAAGCTAAAGCACTTGAATAGATAGAAGATAGTTTCTGCTTTTGAAAAGCATTAGCGAATATAACTGGCATCTCAAATGGAGCACCAGAGTCAGCCATTTTCTTTAAAGCTGATTCTACTTTTGCTTGTGTCAAAGCAGCTGCACCACCAGCAACTTCGTTAGTTGTTACTGCTGCTAACATACCTCTAGTTTTTCTAGCTGTACCTATGTTGGCACCTGCGTTATAAGCTCCTTGAATAAAGGAATGCTCAATATCTCTTGCAGCTGTTTTCATAGCCATATCTAATTGGAAAGCCAATTCATCTTGAACTGGTTGATTACCAATGATGGATTCACCTGCAAGGTTTCCAACTGCTGCTTGTTTGGTGTATGATACTTCAACACCATACTGCATTATTTGAGTAACATTGCTTACTTCGCTTCTTGTTCTACCTTTCATAGTAGGGTCAGCACCTTCAGTAGCTACATTTGCTTGTGTAGCTCCTGCGAGGTCTGTTGTCTGCCAAGTAAATTGTTTTGATGCGACTGATATACCACCAGTCATACCACCAATTGCACTCAATAATGGAGTATCTGTAGGGGAAACATTAAATAGTTCTCCTACATAGTTAGGGAGGTTAAAGGATTGTCCTTGACCTGTTATTGCACCCATATGTTCTCCTTTTTATTTGTTAATTAATAAAGAGTAATTTTTATAATTTTCTCTCCATTAAGGTTTTTAATTTTTCTGCTTTGAGAGCTGAACTTGTTTGCCAATCACCATCAGACTGTGCCTGATTTATTTGGTCATCTATGCCTACTGGTTCAACTGGTACTGATGCTTCAATCACAGTATCTAAACTATCTTGGCTAGTTATAACTCTGGATCTTTGAGCCTCTTGTTCTGTTACTTGATCAGGACTTGCACCCCAACCATAGTTTTCAGAAGCAAACTGCTTAATAGAATCAGAATCCATTTCGCCTTTATACAAGTCTTTCAATGCTTTACCTTGTCCAGAGCTAGGATCAAAACCTGCATCTTTAATGGCATTACCCATCTGTACAGACTTATACTCTTTCTCTACACCTTCAAGTTCTTTAATGCGTTCTCGCATTGACTTGATAGCATTGTTATCATCTTGTGTGTTTTCCACTGTATTTTCCATATCGTTTTCCATATTCTCTCCTCTCCCAGATTTCTACTAACTACATTATCCTGGGGTAAATAATGCGATAGGCGACAAGTTATAATTAAAGTACAAATGAGAATTGTCAGCCACTTCTAGCTGTACCGATACTGGGCGATTTAAAATACACAGTTTATACGCCAGAGATAAACTGGAGGTGCAATGTCAATTTTGTTCGCAGACTGTTGCTATGCGATACTATATATAGTACCACTATATGTGGGATATGTGTGTATTAAAGTTCAGTTAATCCTGAAACTCTACGACCTGTTCTAGCAGCACCTGTAGTTGGTGCAAACTCTGATTCTTCTTCTGCTCTAAGTCTTTGTATTTGTTGTAATTCTTCTGGACTTTGGAATACTGCTGCCTCTGTAAACTCTTCTAAGCCAAATTGTTCTTCGGCTTCTACACCTCGTTGTGCTTGTAAATCTTGTAATTGTGGTAACTGTGCTTCAGCAGAAGTAAAGATTTGTCTAGCTTGTGCTTGTGTTACACCAGCTCTTTGTAGTCTTTGTGCCAGATCACCTGTAATACTAAACCCTGCTCTTGCTGCTTCTCCACCAATCTGTGCAGTAGTTATTCTACCTGCAACAATTTCTTCACCTACTGTTGGGTCTAATGCACCAATAAATATAGCTTCAGGTGTTAAATCTAAGTCAAAGTTATTTCTGTAAAAAGATTGTACTTCAGGTATGTTTTCTTGTATGCCTTGAAATGTAGCATCAATTCTTTGTGCAAATTCTCTAGCAGATACTTCGCCTTCAATAAGACCTGTGAATCTATCTGTTAGTAAATCTACTGATGTATTTCTTGGAATACCATACTCTTGTAAAGTACCTATGTAACTTTCTTTAAGACCTGTGTATGTAACTTCATCAAACTTAACTGTTCCATCTGGTCTTTTATTACCAGGAAAAGCTATATCATAAGCATCACTTCTTCTTACTTCTGCGATAGCTACTTGTGGATCTCCTGTTCTTGCCCACTCACTAGAAAATAATGCTAGAACATCAGGTGGCATATTAGGATATAAACTCTGTGCTAGTTCTTCATATGTTGCCATTATACATTAACTCCTGTTTGGCTTACAGAACCTTGTCCTAATGCTTGTTGTAATGCTTGTGTTGCATCTGTAGTTACTTGTGTAACATCTTGTTCTAAGCCTCTCTCTCTAAGTGTAGTTTGTGCTTTAGCAAAGTCATTAGTCTTAACCATTTCTTGCCACCAACCTTGTGTTTCATCTGCTGTCTGACCCCAAACAGAAGTTGTTAAGTTTCTCCAAGGTCTTGCAATATCTTCATAAGTAAGTTCTGGGTTAGTGTAATTACTAAATGCAGCAAGTCTTGATTGTTTTAATGAACTAACCAGAGCATCTTCATAGTCTGGGTCATCTCTTAACTTACCTGCTATCTCTGCTCTCTCGTTGTCTGTTAACTTACCAAGAGAAGGTCCTAACCATCTGTTATAAAGTTCTGTTACTTCTCTTTCTCTCTCTGTAGTTCTATCTACACCTGTCAATGCAGTAGAAGATAAATAATTTTCTAAAGATTCATCTCTTTTGCCTTCTGCATATGGATCAGCAAATAATGATATTTGTTCTGTTGTATAAGTCTGTGACCAATCACCTGTAACAAATTTACTAGACATCCAATTTACTAAAGCCTCTGGTGCATTAGATACACCTGCTGCTTGTAACGAGTTAGCTACTGCTATTTGACCATCTGTAATTGTTTGTGTAGCTGTTGCTGGATCAGCATAATAAGTTCTTAACCAATCTCTTTGACTTTGATTATTTGTTTGATACCAGTTAGTTGTTTGTAATTCAAAATCTTCTATATCTCTACCTTCTACAGCAGCTTCTGCTATTAATGAAATCATTTCTGGGTCTGTAATCCAAGGTGCTACTTGTGACTGTTCAGTTATTCTTTCAACGAAACTTGCAAAAGGAGTTTCTACTAAACTGGAAAGTTGATCAGTATTTCCTGTGACTATTGCTACAGAATCAAAAAACGCTTTATTAACTATAGCATTAGGTTGTGGTGCTGTTTCTCCTTTTGTTAGTAATCCAGCACTAAACAAATCATTATCAGGAATATCGTAAGCTAAATACATAGTGTTTCCTTCATAGGCTTCACCATTAGCTCCTGGTACTTCATAAACTATGTAATTAACACCTTCTACATTCCAAAGAAAAGCATTGTCTGGAATATTATTAAATGTAGTAAAAGCTGGATTTGTCATTTGTCCACTTGCTTGACTTGCCAATCCTGTGCCTGTGACAACTCCACCACCTGTAGTAGGTGTTTCTATTACTACTTCTCCCTCATCAGTAGGTATTGTTTCAGGCGAAGTTGGAGTTATCTTTTTAATCTCTGTAGCAGTAGTAGTTTCTTGTGGTGTTAAAGTTTTAAGAATAACCGATTCACCAGTAGATGAGTTTTCTTTTACTAAATTACCTGATTGATCTATAGCTAAATCAACAAAAAAACCTGGTGCTTCATCAAAGTTACTTACATCAAGTGTTTTTGTAAATCCAGCTAATGTTGCGTAATATTCATCTGTTGGATTTCTTACAATAGATGATTCACCTTTAGCATTAGTTTTTACTTTAGGATATTGTTCTTGTTCTACTGTTTCAGGACCTGCTGTTGGTACTGATAAACTTTCTTCAACCTCTGGTAAATCGTGTCCAATTATCTCATAATCTTCATAAGTTTTTTGTTCAGATAAAAAATTGATTATTCCAGCAGCTAATTCATCTCTAATAAGTTCAGGTTTTTTTCCTGCTTGTGCTTCTTGATAAGTAGGTTTAGTAGAATATTCTCTAATATCTATACCTAATTCATTAGCTAAACCTTTTAATCCTATTTCATCTAATTTATCTATGTCATTAGGTCTTATTACACCTACATTAGAAAATATACTTTCTATATTAGGACTTTTATTTTTTAACTCCTCTATTAAGTTTTTATCTAAGTAATCATTAAAACTTGATTCCCACCTATTTAATGATGTTGGATTAATAATACTTTTATCTACAGGTTTTCCATCACCAAATTCAGGAAGTACAGGTCTGCCTTGTTTATCAACTATAGATATAGACCTACCAGTTTTTGTGTTATACCATCTAGGTTCTTTTGCACTTTCTGCTCCTCTTAATATATCTTCATCACTGTAAACAGAAAAACCTTCTCTATCAATCATTACCCATTCACCAGCTATATCTTTTGAAGTTGGCTCATCTAATCCTGTTATTTCTTGATCTCCTGTAAGTGATTTAACAACAGCAGTAGGTGGAAAAAATACTGTAGTAAATAAATCTACTGCTTCTGCAACTTTTTCTTTATTTACTCTAGTTTCTCTTTCAACAGGTGCTGATACAACAGTTGTTGACTTTTTGTACTTATCTACATTTAAAATTAAATCGTATTTATCTGAAAGACCTACAGCTTCAGAGTATGTTCGTGAACTAGCTATTGCATCTTTTGCAGCAGCAATAGTTATAGGTCCAATAATTCCATCTGCTGTAACTCCTAAACTTCTTTGTAACTCTTTAATCTTGTCGGAAGGGAGAGCTTGACCTTGTGGTTGCATTGGTGCAGTAGATGTACTTGGTTGTTCAACTACTGGATCAGGTTGTGGAGTAGGTTGTGGAGTAGGAGGTCTTTCTCCTATTCTTTCAAAAAATTTATTATTTAAATCATTAGCAGTATTTTGTGCTGCTTGTTCAGACATACCTGATTCATAATCTTTTTGTCCAGGACTAACTGGCTCAAATTTATATCTACCTGGAGAACCTACAACTAAATATTTTATCATTGTATTTCTCCACGCCTTACTTGTGTTTGTGCTACTGTATCAGCGAAATCTCCTGCTTCTGCTGGAACTTGTGATTCAAAACTTGGTCGCATACCACCAGCATTAGCTTTAGTCATAGCATCTAATATCTGTGCAGCAAAGACTTCTTGACTTTGTTTTTGTTTACCAAGTGGTGTCATTGTATTTGAACTTTCACCTACTTGTGGTAAAGGTCTACTAGGACCTTTAGGTTCTCCTCTGTACAACATATCATTATTTGTAGGAACTTCTATATTCATTAATTCTTCTGAAACCAAATTGTTCATAGAATCAACATACTCTCTTACTGATAAGCCTTGATTGTCTGATTCATTAAAATTAATTGTTCCCTCTTCCACAAGAGTATTAGCTTTACCAGGACCTGCAAACCAAGCTACAGATACTGCATCCCAAGAATTGTATTTATTGAAGTATTCTTGTACTTTAAATTTAGCAACTGTATCTTGTGCAACTGGATCGTGCCAATCTGCACCCTCAACTCCAGCTTGTTTAGCCCATTTATCCCAATTAATATCTAAGATGCCGTATGCACCTAAACCTTGTACTCGTATTGGTTTACCTGTTGCCAGATCCTCAATAATAGAAACTGCGTGTAATACTTGATAATTACCAGAACTTTCTCTTTGTCTTAAAGCAGATAAATACATATCTATTATTGCTGGGTTACTATCCATAGTTAAATCTTTTTCCATAATACTACCTTGGACCACCTGTGATAGCATTAGTAATGATACGATTAGTGGCTTGAATATCACGATTTCTTCCTAACCTTTCTTGTTCTTTTTGTGTAACTCTATCAAATACATCTTTCATTCTAGCACTAGGGTCTATGTCTGTTACTCCTGGTTCTACTACAGGTTGTATGTGATTACCATAATCCTCTAACTCTCCAGCTGTTGCCATAATATCTGTTGGTTGTTGTGCAAAATCAACATCTTGTTGATAAGCAGCTTGTGCCTCTGTCAGATAGGTATTAGCTAATAACTTTAATTCATAAGGTTTTGGTTTTCTACCTAACTCTGCTTCAAATAAATTCTTAACACTGTTAGACACTGCTTTATAGTCAGGTGGTAAATATGCTTGTACTTTAGTTGGCTCTTGTATTGGATTATCAAGATACACTTGCATAAGTGTTTCCCATCCTTGTTCAGCTTTACCTTCACCATTTTGATTAGCTTGGCTCATAAGGTCAAACATAGCCTCTTTGTCATATCTTCCCCAAACACCAGGTCTAAATGGTCTATTTACTTTTACACCTAGTAAACCTGCATTAATTAAGTTAGCTTGTATCTCTCTAATCTCTTCAGGAGTAGATGCTTCAAATACATTCTGATCCCCATTGACATAAAAGTTTTCTCCATAAGCACCGATAGTTGTTACTTCTCCACCACGATTGACAACTGTGTTTGCATCAACACCAAGATAATTGCTTGTGTCACCTTGTAGTGCAAGAGTTAAAGCATTTTGTAAATTTTCTTGTTCATCAACTGGTTTATTTAGACTCCACTCAACTAAATAATCTGTCCAACCAAGGTTCCTTGCTACCTGCATAGCATCAGCTGTATCTTTAGAACCTTGTAATAATGCTATTTGTTCTTCGGTAGGAGTGATAGGGTTAGAACCAGCTAAAGGTTGTTTAACTAATGCTAATATTTCTGATATAAATTGTTCTTTTTCTGTCATATTCCTAATCCTAATTGTACTAGCAAATCATCTTCATATTCAGGTTCTATTTCTCTTGATAACAGAGTATCAAACATAGGTCCAAATTGTGGTGTTTCCTTTATTATTTTAGTCGCTTCATTCCTAAGTGCTGACCTTACACCTGCGTAATCTTTACCAGTTTTCCATATAGTTTCTGACTTACCAGCAGCAACAAAGCTATCAATAACAGTTTGTCTTACAGCTAAGTATTTCTTAGTAGCTGAAACTGTTTCAAAATCTTGTAGATCTGGGTCATTGACCATTTTAATTAACTGATTTATTTGCATTTCAATAGTTGGTTTATTAGGTGAACCTACAATACCAGGTTGTCCATAACCCCAATATCTTTGTTCAAGTTCTTTTTTCTTTGCATCTCTTAATGCTTTTGCACCTGCTGTATTGTTACCCATAATACCAATAGTTCTTTCATACTGCTCTAATGCAACTGATCCTAATAGTTTATTCTTAGCTGTAGCCCATTGTTCAGGTGTTCTATATTCTCTTTTACCTTCTAATAATGACCTCTTGTAAGCATCATACGAAAACTCTGAATAAACAGGAGGTGGTTCTAAATACCAAGCAACTAGAGGATACTTGTCATAGATTTCCATATTGTCTTTCATCCAGTTAGCACCATCAACAGTAGAAGGATATTTTTCTATAGATACTGTTTTAGCAACTGTTAGAGGTAATGGGTTTATACCAAATATTTCAACAAACTTATCTGTGGCTAAAGCATCATCATAGTTAACAGATTGTTTAATTGTTCTGTATTCATCAGCTAATGTTTCAAACATAAAGTAATCAGTGTTCTTATCTGTAATTTCAAATATAGGTGATGAAGCACCAGCAGGTCCAAGCACTTGTGATACTGCTCTAAACAAGAATAATACTTTTGCACCTTCTACTGCTTTTTGCATACCTTCTTTAGCTTTTTCTTCTGTACTATCATCAATCTGACCTGAATACAGTAATGCTTTGTATGTGTCTATAACTGTGTTACCAAAAGCACCTTGTGCATTTTCTCCTTGATTAAATATTAATTTAATAAATTTATCTGCCCAAGCTGGTTTTAATCCTAATGCTTTAGTCCACTCATCTTTGTTTTGATAATCAAATGGAGGAAACTCACCGAATAATACTTTGTTTACTAAACCCTCTTCTGGAAAGTTTCTAAACATAAATGCAGCAGGGATCTGGACTACAGGTCCAAAACCTGGTAGCAATCCAGCAGCAATGTTTATACTCTCTGCATAGACAGGCATATTAACCCTGACATCTTGATTAGATGTTGCATCTTTAAACATCCAATCTTGTATCAATCCTGTACCTGGATAGTTAAATACGACTTGTCCATTAATAGGGTTTTTATAAAATATACCTTTACCTGTTGGTCCAAAGGTATCATTCTCTTGTGATGCACCATCCCAAATAGTTCCTGTTCTTGCAGCAACTTGTGGATTAGCTTTCATAATACCTATCCAAGTTGTGAGTACTTCTTGATACGCATTACCAAATGGGAACAACCAACGACTTGTTTCCCAAAATCTTCTTTGTTCTGTTATGTCATATAGTAATTTTTTAGTTGTATCTACACCATAACCCTTAGCCATTATTTCTATAAGTTCTGCATCAGCAATACCATCTTTAGCTGCTGGTATATTTTCCATTCTCTTAATAGTTTTTTTATTTAAGTTTGCTTTTTTAGCACCAGCAATTATTTTGTCTTTTACCTCTTGTGTACTAATAGCAATTAAATCTTCTGACTTTTTCCAATAAGATGCTTTAAATACTGGAATACGAGATAGTGCATTAGTTGGTTGTGTCATAAACCACTTAAAACCATTTTCTGTAATCGTATCGTAAAACTTTTTTTTCTCTGTTGTCGGTGGCACTTTCCAATCTACATTATCAGGTAGTACACCATCTCCACCAAATTTCTCTATATACTTATTAAAAATATTTTTTTCATAAGCATCTACTTTTTTTTGTAACGCTTTAGCTTCTTTTTCTCCAAGCATATTTTTTTCTAATAATTCTAAATCAGATTGTTTAGCTCCTATGTTTCTTGCTGTATCTAAATTAATTGTTTTACCATCAGCAGTTGTAAATTTGCCAGATATAACAACATTGTATAGATCAGGATTTATTGTCTTACCATCAGCAGATAAGAAACCTTTAAGGTTGTTTCTCATACCTTCAATAAATAAATTGACTGCTTCATCATACTCTTGTTTAGTTAAGCCACTTGATCCATCAAGTAACTTAAACATATTGCTATTACCTGCTGTCAAGTTAAGCATTGCTTCTCTAAATTCATTACCTGGAGTTTTTAAATCAATAGCAAGTTTTGCAAAGCCACCTGATACATCATCTGATAATTCTATACCTGCAACTTTTTTTGTTATAGTATCTGTTCTAAGAAGGTTTATCATTCTCCATTGTCCTTCTTGCCAACCTTCTAAGTTTCTTAATTTATTAGCCGATATATACTTTAACTTGTTATCAAGAACTATTCTTTGTCCTTTAGTTACTTGTTTAGCTACATCTCCTGTAGATGATTCAGAAATACCTAATTTAAAAGCAGTTGTATCTAACCAACCTTCTTTTGCATAACTTCCTCTTACACCAATATTGTCATCAAAAATTCTAGCAAGTAGTCCAATAGGATGATCTAATGCTCCTAATGCACCATTCGCTACAGCTCTTAGTTGTTCTTCGGCTATAACTCTTACTGTCCAAGCTGGTCTTAATAGAACTAAAGGTTTAAATAATTGACTTACATAAAAATCAATTCCATTACCTACACCTGATTCACCAACAATTCCTAACAAATCTCTATAACGACCATTGAAACTTGAATCTAGTTTGTTTACAAGTTTTATAACTTGACTAGGATTTTGTAATTTAAGGTCTTGTGTAAGTGCTGATTCTAATACATTGTTTTTAAAAAAAGTTTTAGACACTTCATCAATTTGATTGTCAGTTAAATTTTGAAATTCTTTATTACCTTTATCTCTTTGTTTTTTCCAAAACTGCCCAAATTGATCGGCTACACCACCAAATCTATTTAGTTCTGGTAAATTAGTTGCTGTATCAGATTGTTCTTTTAAAACTCTTTGTAAAACTGTAAACACATTATCAACAAGTTCATCATTTTTACTTGTAAGTTTTCCTGCTGTTTCTAGTTTGTTTTTGTATATAACTCGTAAATCTGAAAAATCATCTACTACTTGATTGATAATTGCTGCACCTCTACGAGCAGGATTTTTAGTTTCTAGTTTATCAATTTCTGTAATCATATCTTTTACTCTTTGACTACGATTAGTTGTTGTTCCTGCTGGATCAAGAAGTTTAAGAAACTTAGTATATTCAACAATTAAGTTATCTGGATTGTTAGCACTAAGTTTTGTTTGATACTGTGGACCAAAGTAATCATCAATAGCTCTTCTAAAAGTTCCTACTTTTTGTACTTTAGGCACCATACCTTCTGTACCAATAGCTAACACTCTTGGTGTCAGTATATTTTTAACTGCTGCTATTGCTGCTTGTTCATCTAGTCCATCAGCCAAACTAAATAATTCTGTAGTAAATTTAGTAAACTCATCACTCAATGCTTCGTTTTTAATAACAAATTGATTAACTAAATTAAAGTTTGACTTTAATAATATTTCATCAGGTTTATCTTTGTTTTCATAAATAAATTTTGCTAACTCATCTCCAAGTTTGCCATCAATAGCTTCTTTAGCAGATGTCTTACTAAAAGATTTTCTCATAAAACCATTTAGTAAACCAAGACTATCAGCACCTTCATCAGTAAGAGTAAGCATACTTTTACCTGCTCTAACTCCCTTAACAGCTTTACCAGCCCAAAAGGTAGGGTCAAGTAAGTTAAGACCTAAGTCAACTAAACCTGTAAAGAAATCATAAGCTCTATCTTCAGGACCTGCAATAAACTCTAAAGGTTTAAACAACACACGACCTGGAGTCATATGTGGACTTTTACCTCTAGCAATTAATGCAGCTGCTCTGTCACCATCAAACTGTGCAACTTTCTCTTGTTCAAATACCTGATCAAAGACATTAACTCCTAAAGAAGAAGCAGCTAGTTGTCTAGCTCGGATAGGGTCTGCACCTTTATCAATTAAATCTTTGTATGTCTGTGTTTTTTCTGGATCAGTAGATTGAAACAAGGCAGTACCTAAATCAACTTTTTGTCCTTTTTCTTTAGCCTCTCTCCAATATGCAAATGGTTCTATCTGTGCTTTTTTATACGCTTCAGAAAATGTTGCACCTTGTTGTACTAAACCAATAGTTCTTATAGGTTCTGCTATTACATTTTCATAAAGAGAACGAACACCTAGTAGTCCACCTTTGACTGCTAATTCGGAAAAACCACCTGTATCAGGGTTGACATTAAATTGTTCAAAGACTGCATTTTTAATTGCACCATATGTTTTCTCCTTAGCTTTACTAAAGAAATCTGTAAGACCTTCTACAAAAGAATCATCTGATTGTGTTTTAGTTGCCTGTACCATAACTGATGCAGGTATGTTTGCACTCTGTTGGTTTATAGAACTAAGTCTGTTTGCCTCATCTGGAGTTACCATTATAAGAACTCTAGTAAACTGTCATCACCTGTTTCTAGCCAACTGTCATAAACAAAGTTTCTAATCTCTTCGGCTTGTAATACTTGATTTGTTGCTGGAGGATTAATACCAGGACCGAAATCTAATCCTGATGTAACAGGCTCACTTGGTCTTTGAGTTCCTGCAAACACATCCATTTGTGGCATTGCTTGTCTAGGAGCTTGTGGCTGTGGTAAATCACTTGTTTTAGGTAATCCACCTGTAGCAGCAACTTGTTCTTTTATTTCTTTACCTTCACCAAAAGTAGTACCAGCAGTTAAACCTGCAACCATACCACCTGGATTTCTTCCTGTTGAATAAGAAGAACCATTAAAATTATTTTTATTTAATCCTTTGTTACTCGGTGATCTCGCCATCTTCATCCTCTTCTTCTTCAAAAAACTGAAACGCTGAACTTATAACCATATAGCCAAATGGAAATACTAAAGGAGGTAGTTGGTCAATGTACATCTTGCCTCTTGGCTTAAATACATCTTCTTCTAAAATTATGTCATCACCTAACTCATCAACATCAACTAGACAGAAATCTACTATATCTTCAAACTTTTTATTTATAGACATTATCCTCCTAATCCACCTAATAATTCTGCTATGCCTGGTGGAGGACCTTGTGGTGGCAAGGCACCTCCTCCAAGCAATTCTTGTTCAGGTTGTGGTATCTCTGGCTCTTCTGCTGTAAAGAACTTATCTAAGATATTTTGCATATCATCAGGATTCTTTCTTATCTGCACAACAGCCATAGTTGCTTTAGGGTCACCACCTTGTGCTTGTGCTAACAATGTATCAAACAATACACTGTCTGCTTTTTCTTTTGTAATTCTATCGTTAACTCTTACAAGGTTATCTAAACCATCTAGGTTCTCTTGTAAAGTTTGTCTATCAATAATACCAGCTTGAAGTAATTGCAGCCCTGTAACTATCTTCTGTGGTTCATCATATCCAGCCATAGCTCCATACACTCTTCGTGTCTTATAAGAACTAATATCTTTTGCTGGATCGTATGTTTCTGAATAGAAAGTATTATTCATATAACCAGATAGTGATTTAGATTCTCCTCCATACATTTTTGCATCCCACTCTAATCTCTTAGAGTCAATCATCTCTATAGCATCAGACATAACTGTGTGATACTCTCTAATCATAAGTGACATAGATGCACCTAATTCTTCAAGTCCTCTACCAGTAGCAAAAGCTAGTGGTGATTGTGAATCATCAGTTGTAGGATATGAACCACCAACACGAAGTTGTCGTTCTATTCTATCTATCTGTTGGAAAATCTGATAAGGAACATTAGATGCTGGTTTAGAAACCTGTGTACCTGGAGCTAAATAGTTAACAGCGAATCTACCTTTACGATATTGTCCTGATTCTATCTCTCCAGAGATGTTAGTTTCTGTAAAGACTGCATCTTCCATTGCTATTATTGACATCACATTAATCTTTGCCATAGAAGCCATAAGTCCTATGATCTGGTCATACTGTCCTTGCAATCTGTCAAAGCTAAATTTCTTACCTATGACAAAGGCAGGTCCACTATCTAGTGGATTTGGTATGAAGTCAAGAATAGTTGCAGAGGTCATATGGAAAATATAAGTTCCCTCTAAGTTGTAATACTCTGCTATTAAGTCGCCATCACCATTACTGTTAGCCCAAGAGCCATTGTACTGGTCTGTATATGCAGAAGCATAGGCATTACCTACACCTAGGAAATCTGTGTTATAAGCATCTTTATTTAATATTTGATTTGCATATTTAGGATATGTTCTAGCTAGAGCTTCTTTAGGAACTCTACGAACAATAGCCATATCTTTAGGTTGTTGGTCTGCACCAAAGTAACCTGGGAAACAGTTGTATGGATCACGAAGTTCTGCACAAGGATATGGTGTTCCATTAGCATCTCTCTTTTCTCTAATTACCCACACAGAGAAACCATAACCAGGTAGCCATCTACCTACTTGTGGCATTTGTAAATCTAGTTTCTGTACCTCATCATACGCATTAACAATCCTTCCAACCTTTTCAGCTTTCTGTCTTGCTCTATCGCTATCCTTACCATTAGGTACATCTACTTTTAAGTTAGGAATACGACCAATCTTTTGTGCCAAGTGTTCTAGTCCTGACATCATAAGGTTTGGTACAGGTACTTGCCAGTCTTGAAAACCTTTAAGGTTATCACCAAGTAAAGCCTGAATACCATCAGGGCCACCATTCATAATTGCACGAACACGACCTCTAGTAGAGTATGCACTTTGATTATCAAAATGTAACTGTGTTATTGCGTGTTGTATTTGTTCAGGTGTCATACTAACTCCAAGGACTTTCGTTCATATCTGTTATATCCCATTCTCCGAAACTTGGTTCATAATCTAATCCTACTTCTGCTAATCTTTCTTTTTGCATTCTTCTTATAACTTTCATTGGAAACCAAGAAGCCATAACAACATCTGACTTATTATTTCTACCAGATTGCTTACTAGCACCAGTTGAAAAATAAATTAGCTGTCTACGATATATATTACTCTTTGTTTCGCTTTCTGCACTACCATACGGCAAACTTATTAGTTCCTCTCTAAACAATTCTCTCATACTTCCTACACCAAAGATAGGATCAAATTTGTTTTTCTGTGTCTGATGTCCTTCAAGATATATACCTGTTCTTGAACAATAGTCTTTTAAATCTTTATC